TACTCACACCGTTTGGATTTATTAGTGCGGATAAACTTAATGAAGGAGATTATATAATTAGCTGCCCCGATAGTAAGAGGGTGATTTCTGCCATTAACCCAGATTATGACTATATTCCAGCCGCTATTGAGGAGATATGGGGATCTCTTACTCTCTCGTCTAGCGTGTCTAAGGGTAGTATGGAAGTTTCCCCCATAGATTTCCACGGCGATGCGAGGTTCTTCTATGGCAATGTCAATATTATAAATTCCAATCGCTTTTTGATGGGTGGTGTTAATAATTCCCCTATTCCGGAGCATATCAGCGAAAAGGAACTCAGTTTTGGAGGTTCCAAGGCATTTCCCTTCTCTTGTTTTAGCTCTTTGTTCGAGTTCAGCAATAGGAACCTTTCTACCCCTGACAGCTTCATGGGCAGCGGAGGAACGAGCTTGCTTCTCCATAGGAGACAATTTGCTCATCACAAGAAGGTTAGCTTGGCTTGCATTCCTAGGTTGAACACCAGCTTTCAGGAGCCTATTCCTAATGCCGTTGCGGTCAATACTATACCGTTTACTAAGGGACAGCTCGGATTCTCCAGACAAATACCGATTGACAATATCAGCATCGGGGATTATACGGTAAAGTCTATTCTCGCGGGAGACACCATTCCTTTCCAAAATACGATAGAGGGTTGTTTTGCCTATACCGAACTCGCTAATCAGTTTATTGGTGGATTCACCAGACTTATAACGGTGGATGAGCTCATTGGTGTTAAGAGATTCTATTATAGTGGACATGTTTATAACCTCCAATCTATAGAACAATTATACATCGCCAATAACATAGTTGTCAAGAACTGTGCTTGTGCCCTTGCCCCTTGCAGGTTGAGCAGGTAAGTAGTATTATGTCTGATAATGATAAAAAGGAACAGGAACTGGTCAATAGGGTAAAGACTATTGACTGGTCAGAATATATAGATTATGGCTCGGTGAAGGTGCAGGTCAGACAGGGCAAGGTGGCAGTGATAACAGTAGAGAGAACACACCGAGAGGATTAAAAAGGAGGAACCTTGAAAATAGAGGATGTACTTAATGGAACTAGTATCCCTAGCCCTTCGGAAGTGGCAACAATACTGGAAGAATTCGCACCAGAGTTGTATCACTCGTTCAAAACAGAACTGGCTTTCTCATTATATATATGCCGTGACATGGACCTGAAAACAGTTAGAGTTCACCCCAGGTTTGAAAATTTTGCTAAACATATAATGACACCCCCATTTCGAACTCCCAGCAGGGCGACATTACATGTTGACCCTAGATGCCCCGAATACGAGATGCATCTCGTATATGATGACCGTGTAGAGGTCATAGAAATACAAAAGGAGAAATAGCCACCTCGTAGAGAATAGAGTATCTGCGAGCAACAGGGGGAGCAATAGTCTCCCCCCGTTTAATTAACAGAATATAGGATTAGTCAAATGGAAGAACCAACTGGCGAAAGCTGGTTGGTTCTTTTCTATTTTAGGAGGTAATCATGCCGTATACAGTCAGGCATGACAATGAGAGAAGTAATCAATTTGGCATGACCGTGAACAAAATGCCAACTTGGATTTGATATTGCCTTGTCGTCTTTCAAACTGCTTACCACAAGTGTGGCAAGTAAGGGCAACTCGGTTGATGCCCTTATTCGGGGGTATACGACCCTTTTGGCTTAAACCACTTAATTTTGCAGCACATTGGCGAGAACAACATCTAATTCGGTTATCACGGGGGGTAAATTCCTTGCCACATATAGGGCAATTACGAGATGGTCGCCTGTGATATTTACGAGTAGAAAGAATTAGGCTCACAACTTCAGGTTGCCCATTCTGGAGATGCTCTTGGGCGTGGCAGTTTTTGCAAAGCAGAGTGAGATTGCCATCATTATTATTAAAGTGGTTTCCATCTTTATGATGCACCTCAAGGTTGCTAGGGCTACCACATTTCTGGCAATAAATATCTCGTCTCTTTATAAGTTTTTGTAGAGAATGAGGATTGGAATAGTAAAATTTATCTTCTTTCCAATTGGGATTGTTCCTACCTAAAAGATGGGTCTCTTGATAGGTAGCCTTACAGATTTTAGAACAGAAGCTACGAGTGATTGAAGGGTAATGAATAATTGCCTTTCCACACTGTTTGCAAATACTTGTAGTTTGCGGTTTATGTTTTTTGTTTATATTCCCCTTTGGTCTCCCCATACTGAAAGCATAGCACATAATACGCATAAATGTCAAGCGGTGAGGAAAATATAATATGCCTGAAGAAACAGAGAAATATATCAGAATTCCAGTAGCTCAATGTAAAATAACCGCTACCATAGATATTTCAAAGGATGATGGGATAAAAGCTCTTTATTGCGGTAAGGAGAAGCAAGTCGCTACATACCTTTTCAAGAAAGATAAGGAGTGGACTATGAGTAAAGCAAAACAATGGGTTGAAGACCACAAAACCAAAGAGGCCGTTCACCCTCATGGAGAACACATGTGCTACTGCCCTGATTGTGAGGCTGAGATTGAGGTCGCTGCGGACGTGAAGTGCAATACCCAGGAGTGTCCTGAATGTGGCACGCAGATGAGGGCTAAGGATACCGGGGAACGGAGGGAGTCAATGAGTGATGAAGACAAGAGAGAGGCCTTGAAATCAGCTCTCTCTTCATATTACGGGATTGACACTGAAGCGACTCCCAAACCTAGTGCGATTGTGGTTGAAGAGGTATTTGATGATGCTGTTATCTACAACATAGACGGTCAGTCATACCGCGTAGGATTTGAACTAGGCGAAGATGGTAGCCCTACCCTCGGTGAGCCTGAAAAGGTAGTACGCCAGACAGTCTATAAGCCTATGGAGTCCCTGAGAACTAGGTACGCCGAGTTTATTCTGGAGACTGGCAGACGCAATGCTAATCTGGATGCTGCCCGTATCAAGAAGATAGTGGAACTCTGCCAGGAGCTATTGTCCTCCGAGGAAGAGCCTGACGAGAAGAAAACAAAGGAGGCACTAAAACAAGTCAACGCTGCTCTGAAGTGGCTGAAGGAGCAGGATGCCATGAAGACGGAGGACGGTGAGAAGTACCCCGCATCTGCATTTGCTTATGTACCGGATAGTGATAAGCCGTCTACTTGGACGCTGAGATTGTGGCAGGATTCAACCCACAAGGTAACCAGACCACAGCTCGGACGTGTCGCTGCCGCCCTGAGTCCCGGCGGTTTCAGGGGTCAGAAGGTGGACATACCCTCCGAGGCTTTATCGGAGGTAAAGCGGAGGATAAGGTCGGAATACAGCAAGCTCGGTGTAGACCCTGAAGATATGTCGCCGTGGGTAAGGGAAACCGAGACGCGGGAGATAGCATATAACTATATTCCACTCACCGAGGCTAAGTTCGATAAGGGCAGGGCACACGTAATAATTATCAAGGCTGGTTTCAATGCCGATAAATCACGATATTATCCTGCCGAGATGCTAAAGCGGGATTACAAGATATTCGAGGGTGTGAAGATGTATGCCGATCACCCGACAGAGACAGAGGATAAAGACCGCCCTGAGAGGTCAATAAAAGACTGGGCTGCAACACTAAGTAATGTAACATGCGATGAGTCTGCCACAGTTGAGGGTGATTCAGACATTATCGAATCATGGTTGATGCAGAAGTTATCATTGCTGCGAGATAAAGGGAAGCTCTCTGAAATGGGCATCTCAATCAATGCAGTAGGTGTTGCTTCTAAAGCTACCATTGATAGTGTCGAGACGCTTGTGATAGAGAAGCTGGAAGCTGCTAGGTCAGTTGACTTTGTGACTGAACCTGGAGCCGGCGGGATTGTCACATTCTACGAGTCAGACAGGAATCGCAATATCGACCTGATTGAACTGGCAGCCCTAAAGGAGAAGCGGCCTGACCTTATAAAAGCTGTTGAAGCTGAGGTCAGGGAGGAAATCAAACAGGAGGTGAAAAAGCACATGGAGAACGAAGAGAGGATTACTGAGCTTGAGGGTCAGGTAGAAACGCTCACTACTGAGCGGGACGACCTGAAGAACCAGATTACCGAGGCAGAGAAGGCGAAGGCAAAGGCTGAGGCACAAGCCACCATCAAGGAGGCTGTAGATGAGGCCGAGCTACCCGATGCTGCCAAGGAACGCATCAAAAAGAGATTCGAGGAAGCCGAGTCCGCAGACGGGATAGAAGAGGCAATACAGGCCGAGAAGGAATATATCGCTGCACTAACCGAATCGGGCAAGGTCAAGAACTTGGGGCCTTCCAAAGAAGCCACAGAAAAAGACACAGAAGCCCTCAAGGAATCTCTCAAGAGAGCAAACCCCGACTGGTCAGAGGAAACACTTGAAATCGCAGTCCGGGGATAGGAAAAAAAACTAACAGGAGGTAAATACAATGCCTAGTTTTGGAGTTTATCCAATAGCAGATGCAAAAACTGCTGGAGATGAGATTTCGTCTACCTATGAGGGTAGACA